TTTATAGTCAGGCAGTCCATTTATTTGCTGATCCAATATAGGTCGATAATTAGATAGTTCCTCAAGTTGCTGGGTTAGGTTTAAGCTGCTTGTGTTGTCATTAGAGCCACGTAAACGCGCCTCTAATGAAGGCACACTAGTAGGTTGTATCGCTGTTAATTTAGCCTCTGTAGCGCTTACCAGCTCTGCTTGTTTCTGAGCTAGTTTATTGTCAAAAAACTGTAGCTCATCTGCAGACATTAAGTTGATGCTCGTCGTATAGTTCGTTTAATAATTTCTTCGTACTGAGAAATTAAATCAGCTTTTTGAGTCGGTGCAAGATTCATTAATTCAATTTTTGCAATTTCTAATTTGTATATATCAACTTCTACATCAACGGGCAATTGATTCGTACTAGGTGGCTGTGATGACATTAACTGTGAAATCTCATCATTAATTTTTTCGATTTTTGGTATGTCTTTAGGTAATGGGTTTGCTGATTGAGCTTTTTGCTGTTCTTGTAATTGGCGCTCTATATCAGCATTTTCAGTAGCTGATATGTTACCTATACCTGTATTTCTATTTGGAGTGCGATTCATTTTAGCAGGTGGATTCTTACTAGCTGGATCGAATAAACCGTCATAGGCTAGGAGCTTTTCAAATAAATCTGGTATGTTGACGTTGTTTACTTCTTTTGCATCAGTTGAAGGCGGCATTACCGTTGGCCTACTGAAACCCGTAGCATTTTCTGTGTTTGATTGATCCATTAATTGTTGCGTTGCTAATTCGTTAGCAAGTGTTTGTTCTGGATTAGTTAGCAGTTTTCCAGTATTAGTTGCATTTGCTGTATAGGTGGCTTTCCCATCATTATCAGTTGCACCAGTAAGCATCCCATCTGACCCATACTCTCTGCCTACACTTGTATCAGTATCTACATCAGTATCAGTATCTACGTCATCAGTAGCTACAACAGTATTGTCCTTAATATTATCAGCGTCAGCTTCGGTAATTGCCCCACTTGCAACTGCAGCAGCTAGCTCTTGTCTAAAGATTTTTGTGTTACGTCTGGTGTTTTGTATACCTTCGCTACCTTTAAACTGCGCTAAGTTTTGTGCTTTTTGGTCAGCTCCAAGTTGAGTAATTTGCTTAATTCTAAAATCTTTTGTAGCGTCTAATTGTGAAGCAGTTTTTAGCCGATTAATATTATCTGTATCTGCTATAACTTTTATTAGTGCGGCATCAAAATCTGTTGTTTCGACGTTACCTTCTTCAACATTTGAAGTTTGTTGTAAAGCTTTTAGGATCATCCATGGCTCTGCTTTTGGATTATCGCTTTGTAACTTGTTTACTGCTTTTTTAACATCTACACCACCTTCTTCGTCACTAAGCCAGCTGAAAGGATTTAATGAAATACCTGAAGTGCTTTTACCAACGCGAGATTCAACATATTCTTGTAAATCAGTTAAACTTGTTTGTAAAATTTGATTTGCTTGTGGGCTAGTGTACCCAAGTTCTTGCGCTTCTTTCTGCATCTTTATTGGTAAAGCTGCAATAGCACTTTCAGTATTACGATCAATGTTTGCATCTTGTGCAGCTACCATTGATAGCTGTTCATCATTTAACGTTGATTGCTCTTTGCGGTGAGCGTTGTTTTGGGCAATTAACTTTGTCTCTTGCTCTTTTGTAAAGCCATACATTTGACCTAATTCACGTACTCGCTGTGTTTCTTCTTTTTGGCTTTTGACAGGTACAAACGCAGCATTTTGTTGAAGCGTTTGTGTGTAAGCATTTTTATTATTTAATTCTGCTTGAGTTGGTTTGCTTGCGTCCTTAAAGAATGAAGCGTTACCGCCTTGATCAAGTGTTATGGTGTCTGCAAAAGCTCGGTTACTGGCAAATGCATCTTGTATAGCATCTTTATTATCTCTTAAATTTGAGTCATATGCTGATGCGTTAGTCTGACCAATATTTCTAATCCGCTGCTCATTCATTTGTGCATCTAGCGCTTTTTTATCTTCTACACTACTTACACTGTCAAAGTTACGCCTACTAATTTCATCTATGGCATTTAAATCTTTAGCGGCATACAAAGAGTTATTTACATTGTTTGTAGATATATCTTTTTGTTTACCTAAAACTTGTGCTTCTAACGCTGCTATCTGTTCAGCGCTTACACCAAGTTCATTGACACGGCTATAATCCATTGCACCTAATTGGTTAAAATCGTCACTTGTTCTAACTTCATTTTTAAAAGCATCGACAGCAACGTTTTGTTTACCTTGACGGTAATCTGCAGCAGCGCCTACAATATTTTGTAGCTGCTTCGCCATGATACTTCCAGGCTTTGATATATCAGGAGCTTCGTAAGACGAGCTTGTGTTCTGCCATCTAAAAGTTGGTACAGCCATTAGAAGCTCCCCTTAACGCCATGTCTTTTTACTTGGTTACTAACGTAAGCTGCTTTTGCGTCACCTGTTAAGCCTTGACCAATTGCTTCATCTTCAGCGTGTTGTGTCAGGTTAAAATTTGAAGTTTTAGCTTGGTTAAACAAGTTGGTTCTATCCATTCCTTTTTTAAACTTAGCTGCATCTTTATTTAAACCTAATTGCTGGTAATTCATGATTGCACCTAATCCACCGAATAATGCTTTTGCCCCAGGCTCTAGCACACCATCTTCACCAAACCAGTTAAAATCACCATCGCTATCATTCATGTTGTAATCGCCTAATGGTTGATAACCTCGATCACTCTCAACAGCAAAGTTGTTACCAAACATATTTTGCTTCTGAGGTACGTAAGCATTTAATGGGTTTATGCCTGACTGAACGTATTGTCGCTTGGCAGCACCACTAGGCATCGGCTGATAAGCTGTTTGTGGCTTTGCATTACCCATTCCACGTTGCATGCCTTTTTCATTTTCATAATAATTGCTTTTAAGAGGCTGACTTGGGTTACTACCATAAGGGAACGTTTTTGCCATGATCTTATCCTAATAGAGCTAATAGTTTATATTATACATTATATAGCAACATTATCTAAATTCAGATTAATGTCGAAGTAGTTATTTAAGTGGTCAAAAGCAATTGAACCAGGGTTTGGGTTGATAGTTCGATCAAAAAATTCAGAAGGTGTTTCGTCAGTTACATCATAGTAACCACCTGTCCGTTCATACCCTGCTATATAAGCATTAGTATTGTCAATTTCAGCTTGATAGAGATCAACGCCTGTCTGCCATTCATCCATCTCATTAGTTAACGTATTAAAGCCAGCTTCTGTTTTAACACCAGCCCCTTCAATTACGGCTGTCGTTAAAGCCATATAATCTACAGCTGATTTTAGTATTGTCGGATTGCCTGCTTGACCCATGTTATACAAAACATACACTGTGGCTATGGCTAGTAATGCTTCCAGAAATTCATCACCAGCAACTTCTTCAAACAGCTTAACCAGTATTCGTGTTATTACGTGTTTCATGATTGCTTGTTTAGTTGCAGCCAGTAAAAGATCTGATCCACTTTGAATGCCGTTAAACAGTAAATAGTAGCTAACAATTTGAATGACAGCGATAAACAATCCACTGTTGTACCAATTGACGTAAACCGAGTTACTGGCGTAAACCTGTATGTGAACAATTCTTGGTGCAATGAATTCAATCTCTCGCAAGTCTAAACCATCTAAATCGCTGTGCGATAGCGGTAACAGAAACGACTTATGCTCTCTAGTCAGCGCCTGCCCTGCTGTGTAACTTTGTATATTAGTCGTTGTGTTTTTGTAAGCATTTGAATTAATACGAATAAAGTGCTGTAGGTTTAATCCATAAACATAATACTGTTGGATAGTCGTAGACGTTATTTGCTGACGAACTGTAAATGAACCAGTAGAGTAAGTAGCTGTTTCATTTTCACGATCACTTGGTCTAGTATTCTGATCTGGAATTTCCCAAGTATGTGTTGTAACGCTACCAGCTACATGCGAGGTTTCACAAGTTCCAACACTACCAATAACACCAGAGTAAGTTGTTTTTGTAATGTACCGATAATCAATAACAAGGTTATATTCACCGCTGGTTAATACAAAGGCTACGCCCTTTAATCCAAAACTACCCTTGTAGTTTATATCACCTGGTTTTTGTGCTTCTAAGTCACCAATTAAGTTATACAGAATTAGCTTTTCGCCTTGTGTATCACCGTATAGACTGACCCCTAACATATAAAAAATATCAGATATTTGATCTATGTTATCAATGTCTGTCGTACCATCTTCTTGCTTTGTTACCCCTGTTATCATGTCATCGAGATCAACTCTCGATTCTAGCAATAACGCTTTTGAGGATATGTACAATGGATCGTTTAAATTCGCATTGATATTTATGTCTTTTTGTCGCAAAGGTACAATTGGGTAAAAGTCGTTTGTGACGTAACTATCAGATACGTTTAAGGTTGGGTAAACATTAGTAGCTATTTCATAAAACCAAAGTATTTCGTCAAGTAATGCACTATTTAAGTAGTAGCGTACTTCATAGTAAATACCAGTAGGATAATTTGTAATCCAATCTCCGTACCAATAATAACTAGTCCAGCCAGCTACATCACCGTCATTATTAATAGGGCTGTCGTCATAAAAAGTGTAATGACCCTTAACTCGATAAGTCGTTTCACTTGCATCGTAATAATCAATCGAATCAGTTATGTACCTATAGGGAGCATCGAACACATCATTTTCAACGACACGGTACGTTGTGTTGTTAGTATTTAATAGATTCTGCCCCCAAGCAAGGCGCGTGGGTCGTTCAATTAATACCTGTTTAAGCGTGACAGACTGCCCTTCGATACCTTCTATCACGGCTTTAACTGCTAGATTGTCGTAGCCTGTATCTACCATATCTGTCGAAGGTAGACCTAATATAAAGTTATCCCGACCTTCTTTATAATAAGCGTCTAGCTGAAGTTTTGGGCCATCCAGACTTCCAATTAAAATAGCACCTGTAATGTCTCGTTTTGTGCGTACTGCTTTGAGTATTCTATTTAAAAAATCGTCATCAGTAGGGTCAGGAAAAATTGGCTGTGATGTAACATCAACAGCAAATCGCGTAGACCCTGAAAAGATAAAACCCATTTAGCTATTTGCTTTAATTTTTAAATCGGCCAACAGTGTGTTCATTGTAGCTGATTCAAAATAGGCTGGATTCGGAACAGTCGTTGGGGATTGCGCTTTCGCAATTGACCATCCATCGAGTATAACCTTTGATGCTTTGGCTACTGCATCTTGAGAATAGCCTTTGGCTTGTGCTTGTTGCACTGCTTTCTTTGCCCCAATCTCGCCTGCTACCGTGTGACCATTAACCACATCAACAATCTTTGCTTGCTCACTAAACGATTGCTGATTGAACAAGTCTGTTTGACTTGTTGTTTTTGCTTGCGAGGCTGCAACTTGTTCGACTACTGAAACGTATTTAATCGCTTCAGTTAAAGCTATTTGTAAAGCACCAAGATACACAGTTGCTGCATCTTTTGATTGAATTCTTCCAGCACTAAATTGTGAATCAATTTGTACGTTCATTGCTGTCATAAATTTATCAAAATAACCCGTACCATTTAAAGTACCAGTTGTAATATCTGTTACGTCTGCCATTTCTGTATACCTTGGTTGCTAATTAATCTACTGAACCAGCTAAAGCTTGTTGCTGTACTAATTCACTCATTTCTTCTGGGGTCATAGGTGGTAATACTTCAATAGCAAATTCATTTACTAAACGACCTTTACGAACCTTACGTCCGTTTAACCCATTGACTGTTGAGTACGTAGTGTATTTTCTTTCTTTAATTGCTAAATACATGATGTACGGTATGTGATACCCGTTATCAACATTAAACGGAATGTACTTTTTAAATGTACCTAATTTAGCTGAGCCAACTGAAAATATTTCACCTGCCCATTCGGATTTGTCTGGATTCATACAAGTAATGTTGCAGCGCACTAGCAGACTTGCATTTTTACGATCATATAATTTCTGTTCTGCTAAGTATTCTGCATGCGTCATGAACGCTACATTGTCGGCTACTACAACGCCTTCATTAACAAGTTCAGTAACATCATCTGCACCTGTAGTTTTATTTGTGATTTTAGCTCGTAGTTTATCTATCCCAATATTGGGGTGGTAAGTAATACCCATTAAATCTGCACGAGCTTTTAAGGTATCTATCTCATCAGGGATAGCCGAGTTGACTTCAATGTTGGTTGGACTTTGTGACATATTATCTCTACTCAAGTAGGTTTTTGTTGGAGGTATTTAATAAACAATAGCCCCTACAGGATAGGGGCTATTGGTGTTACGTGGTTACGCTAACGCTACCATTCCGCAACAGTCCACATGACTGCTAGACGTTCAGGGCGTAGTACCATCATTCCGTAGTACCACTTGATACTATAAAAACCCATTTCACCATATGGGTCAGAACGATCATGAGTTTCTTCAGGCTTCTTGTGCTTGATCTTAAACTTGACTGTTTTACCGTCAGTTTGAAAACCAATTGTAGTAAACGATCCATCACCAACTACTAGCATTGGGTAAACGTTGTACTTCAATGACGCACCTTCAGCTGCTGCACCGTGACGGAAAGGAGTTGTTTCAGGATCTGTAACAGTCGCGCCTGCGCCTGCGTGATGCATCATTTCAGGTGCTACAATGAAACGAAATCCATCTACAGAACCAAATTCACCGCGAGCAACTTGACCAGATTCACCATACTGCGCAACAGGGATAAACGCTTTGTTACCATGGTAATCGACCATACGCATGATTGAAGGTTGTAGTTCTGAACCAACATAAATGTATCGTGCTGCGTTAATCACTTTGGTATCAACCATGCGTGAACCCATCAAAACAGTAGTGTTTTTCGGGGTACGGTTGTTATCCAATTCAATGTTTAACTTAACAAGATCGTCATAGCTAACAGTGTCGGCTGAAACAAACGTGGTGGCTAGGTTTGTATCAAACTCACCTTGCAAGCTTCCTATAGAAGTTGCAGCACCAGAGTAACGTACAACACCAGCACCGTTAATTAAGTCGATCTGAATTTGATCTTCAGTCATCTCATTAGCGGCTTTAGTTGTCTCATTAACAATGTGCTGTTGCAAATCAACATCACTGTCAAAGTCTAACGACTCTTGAGTGTACTCATCGTAGAAACCAAATTTCTCAATTCGACCTTCAAGTTGAATACGCTTATGACCTACACGGTTAACACGACCACCAGCCTCAGACAATACAGGGATTTTACCTTGTATTGTGCCAATGTCTTTGCTTGAACCATACAAGTTACCGTAAGGCGTAGCGGCAGAGGCTGCAATAGCTCCATGCGTATAGGCAGTAGCTAATGCAATTAAAGCGCCGTAGTCAGCTGCTGTATTGGTCTGTGTAATGGTAAAGCCTTTTGAGTACAACCAAGCACTGGCATTAGCTTTAGCTTCAAGTAACGCTGCGGCAGCTGTTGCTGCATCACCACGAAAATACATAGTCTGTGATACGGGCAGACCTGTATACAGAATAGTAATGTAAGCGACTTTCTTGGCACTGGCTGCAGCGACTGCGCCTGCTGCATCAATACCTTGGTCGTTTTGGTTGCGATCATCAAGCACTGGCAAAATATGAAACTGAGTAATCTTCTTACCCATGTTTTTAGGCATGGCAATTGAATTAGCCATTTGCCCAAAATATGCTTCTTTTGCAACTTCAACGAGCGCTTTTTTATTAAAGTAATCAGTACGGGTTTGTGAACCTACTGACGAATCTGTTCCACCTACGGGATCATTATACGAACTAGCCATCTTATTACACCTGTATTATGTACTATATATATTTAGACATTTCCATTTTGGCGAACGCTTCGTCCGACATGGATAATGGGTTAAACTCTTTTTTAGTCGTAGACTTTGAAGAGCTTTTTGTCGAGCTTGCTGCTTTCTTCTTACTATTAATTTTTGGATCAACTTTAGCAGTTGGCTTACCTAATACAGTCTTCGTTGCTAATGTACTGGCTGGGGTATTGAAACCACCTGCAGCATTGATTGCATCTCCTACGTGTCGGTAAGCATCTAAATCTGAAGTACCTGTTGGAATCCGACCAAACATACGTTCAGTCTCTACAGCGGCAGTAATTTTGTCGTAAATTCCCGATTCAACATGGTCATTTAAAACTTTAATACCAACTGGATTATCCAACAAAGCTACCCTACTAGATTCGTCCCACTTGTTGCTAATAATAGTAAGAGTCTGTGCATATGATGGCGTGTCTCTAATTTCGTTTAGAGTATCGTCAAGCTCGACTTCTTTATCATTTACAGTGTAAGTGTTTGGTTTATAGCTAGTTTCCGTTTCAATGTCAATCTCTTCGGGATCTAACTTACTATCTTTTAAGAGCTGGGTAACGGCTGCTGGATTTTTCTTATCAAGGTCAATTAAATAGTTTAATTTCGACTCATCCAGCAATCCATTATTCTCTAACATTTTCAATAATCGTAGGTTGGGCTTTAACCCTGCCATCTTTTTATTGTAGTTAGCTCCCATCTGCATCAGTGAACGAATGTCCTCGACATTATCCACTTTCATTTCTCGACCATTAGCTTTAAATGGTGCAAAAATTTCAAGTAATTGTTCTGCTTCGGTTAACGTTTTTTCTTCTGCTTCATCTTCAGCTTCATCAGAACTCTCATCACTATCGTCATCAGCTTCTTGCTCGTTCTCGTCAGCTGGTTTGTCGTCAGTGTCGTCTTCTTCTGATTCATCTTCTTCTTCTTCTTCTGACTCACTTGTTGAAACATCTTCATTATCAACTGTATCATCAGTAGTAGAATCGGAATCGTCCTCTGCAGACTCGTCGTCATAATCATCAAGCATTAATTCATTAAATGCTTCGTCAGACATTTCTAAAGCATTGGCTTGTACTTCCTCGTCACTTGCATTATCAGCCATTAAATATCACCTTCATCATTCCATTGACCGTCCAAGTCTTCTAGCATTTCATCACGACACTTCATAGCATCGTCTAAGGCTCGTTCAGCTGTACGACCTAGTGTATAAATTTGGTCAAAATACGCCTTTAACGTACCAATAGAATCCATTTGACGTAGCACTTGTTTTTGAATTTCTTCTGTCTGCATCTCTGGGTTAGCTCGTCTATGAACTAGTCTGATTGCTTCATCCTGGAAGTAGCCAGTATCAATGATCTTTTTAAAATGCTTATTTTTACTTAAAGTGTGTAGAGATTTCATTAGATCAACAACTTGCTTTGCTTGATCCATGGTAATTTCAACTTGTTCTATTTTATTACTCATACTACGGTCTATCCTATTTTTAACGTTAAGAGCTATAAGGTTGCTCGATACCATAACAAGGTTAAGTTATTCTGGTTGTGGTTTAAGCATTTGCTCAACAGCCTTTAGATCAAGCTTGGCGTTTCGTTCCAAGTCTTGTTTTTCTAATGCTTGCTGATGCTTTGTACCACTCTCTTCTTGTAAAAAGTCTAAATCTGTTTTGTCTGAATGACTATCAAGGCTTCTAGTTTTGGCTGTTTCAGTCGCTGTTTTCGCTGTCTTCAATAAGATGTCTTGAGCATTTTCTGCGCCTTTAGCTTCTTCATTGACAACTTTTGCTTTTAGTAAAGCAATTTCGAGCTGCTGACGTTCAACTTCAAGTGGATTAGGTTCTGGGTTGTACTCTTCTAAGCGTTTAGCCAAGTCAGGCATTTTGCGTAATCGCGCAATGTCAGCTTGGAGCATACGAGTAATTTCAGCGTCTTGGTTGTTACCCATAGTCTGTAACATAAACGATAACTCTGATGCTTTTTCGTTATCAGCTTCAGCGGTGCTAATACTCAAGCGTAGGTCAAAATGCCCACCAAGATCATCACGACGAATTTCAACGAACTGTTCATTAGTTACTCTAACAACTTCAGTATCAGATAAAAATTCAGCGTTCATTGCGATTATCTTACGGCCTACTTGTTTTACACCTTCTGCAATACGTCTGAGGATGCCTAATTCACGTTTACTCGCTGCGTCTAACGCACCTCTTGCTTCCGTTGCTGTGTCACCTAAACCACGGCTGGAAGTTGAATTAAAGGCTCTAACGCCTGTTAAACTTTCAGCATCTGCATTGTTAAGGTCTAACATATA